GGTGGTCGTGCAATATTAAAAGCACTAGCACATGAGATGGTTCATATTAAGCAATACGCCTATGATGAAACTAACGACAACCTGACCAGATGGAAAGGTATGCCGATGAATTGTGATTTTGCAGATTACTGGCGTCAACCATGGGAAATAGAAGCCTACGGCATTGAAGCTGGTTTGTTTAGAAAGTTTGTTGTTAACGAAAAGTTATGGGAAGTATTTGAGGGTATAGACAATCCAGATTCACCAATAGAAGAAGTTTCTATTGGATGGAAACATTACGGGTAAACACTCCCACAACTGTAGTAAAAAAACAACAGCCTTAAAATAACACTTGACTTATCCTATGGTTCATGTATAATGGTACTATTAATTGAGAGGAAACTATATGATTACTAATAATAAAGAGTGTGTTCAATATATTAATGGTCGTTTACATTTCATCCAAGAATTAATTGAGGATGAAGCAAAGTTTGATAGAGTAACAAAAGAAGCAGTTGATAGACAGTTTAAGATTATTAAAGATTATCTAAAGATTATTTTTAATACGAAATAGTAGTAATGCTCGGTTCATCTAGCGGTTAGGATATCGCCCTTTCACGGCGGTCACACCAGTTCGAATCTGGTACCGAGCGCCATATTAAAATGTATTAGGTTGCCAATTTCAGTAGGTAATTTAGGAGAGTATAACTTGTGGCCGCACAAGCTCTCGCTAAATTTACATGAAGCCATCCGACGGTGCTGAAAGTAACTTGGATTGTAATGTGATTATTTTCTAATCGGCAGACGATGCCGTGAGAATTGATGATAAGCATCCTAGTGCATTTTAATATGGTAACTATATTGAAGCACATTATTCAAAACCTGCGAGAAGCGGCGCTTGGTCATCCGGACCCTGACTTGAAAAGTGGAAAATCAGTAGTGTGCTTCAATATGGTTTGTTAGCTCAGTTGGTTAGAGCGCCGCCCTGTCACGGCGGAGGCCATGGGTTCGAGTCCCATACAGACCGCCAGGTGTCAAACTCGGCCTCGGAGTAAATGAGGGGTAGATAACTTTCCAGAAAAGTTATAGTTTAAGCCATAGATTAACTAAAAAATCAATTGGCGGCGGTTATGTCCAGACGTAACTAACGATGAATTCCAATCGGGGGCTTGATGACACAAGTAGCCCGTCCTAACCAAAATAATGGTGCCGTTAGTGTAACGGTTAGCACCCGAGATTGTGGATCTCGTAGTATGGGTTCGAATCCCATACAGCACCCCATAGTACGGTGGCAGAGTGGTCCAATGCAGCGGCCTGCAAAGCCGTAAAACCGTGAGTTCAAATCTCACCCGTACTTCCAATTTGATATATAGAAGAAAGGAGGGCATATGCCAGCAGTATTTTTAGTCAGCGACACACATTTCGGCCATAATGGTGTATGTCACTTCATGCAAAATGATGGTGTAACAAAGCTTCGTCCATGGGATAATGCTGAAGATATGGATGAAGAAATGGTCAAACGTTGGAACGATAGAGTAAGGCCTAACGATAAAGTATATCATCTTGGTGATGTTGTGATTAATCGTAGAGCATTACCTATTATGAGTAGATTGAATGGTGATAAAGTATTGATTCGTGGTAACCATGATATCTTCCGTGATGATGAATATAGACAATACTTTCGTGAGCTTCGTGCTTATCATGTAATGAACGGTATGATTCTTTCTCATATACCTTTACATCCAGAAAGTCTTGGCCGTTTTGGTACAAATATTCACGGCCATACCCATTCTAACCGAGTTATGCTTGACAATCAGATAGATATCCGTTATCATTGTGTATGTGTAGAACAAACAGATTTTACACCAATTCTTTTTGAGGATGTTATTAAAAAGATTGAAGCAGAAGGTGGTATGATTGGTTTCAAAAATGGTAATGGTTCAGTAACGTGATTGACAAGTCATCTATATAATGTTATACTGGACTTACTGTTGGGAAACAGCATAAACTTCCGACTCTCTTGGAGTCCCTGTAACCGGTAAGCAGGACAGATTATATGCGGTGGGTTGGAGAACAGATTGAGATTCCCTCTTAATTATCTTTGTGCAACTCAAAGACACCGCTCCAGTTTTGCGGGATTAGTTTAATGGTCAAACGCTACCTTGCCAAGGTCGAGTCAACAGTTCGATTCTGTTATCCCGCTCCAATTATTGTCTTGTAGCTCAGTAGGTAGAGCAAATGACTGTTAATCATTGGGTCGCTGGTTCGAGCCCAGCCAAGACAGCCATAAATATCTATGCGGTGTAGCTCAGGAGTAGAGCGCTGGACTCATAATCCAGAGGTCGTTGGTGCGATTCCAATCATCCGCAACCAATTTCAGGAGATACTATGATACAAGAAGAAAAAGATCCTGTTAAAGAACAGGATCAAAAGCATGAAGATGAAGAATTTGAGTATATTGAAAAGTATAGAAAATATAGAGAAGAGCAATTAAAGAACAATCCTTTAATTACTCCAGGATATTAACCTTCCATGATTTCTCGTTTAGTTTTTTCGTGTACCGGTTCTTCGGTGATTGTTCTTGTAATTGTAAATTTAATTCTTTTTGGTTTTATGGCCATTATTTTTTCTTCAAAATGTAAATATACTACATAACTTAAAATACCAAGTTCTGTCAAATAGACAATAAACCAAATTAGTAGCCAATTCATTTTATCCTAGTAGGATTGGAAATAAATGAAAGGCTTTACCTACAATTATAGTTACAAAAAAAGCTGCAACCCAACACAATAGTTGGACTCTTTGTACTTCATGTGCTTTATGTCCATGATATTTTTTCAAATCTTTTCTTTCTTTTTCTACAACTGATTTGAGTTCTAATACTTTAGCCCATTCTTTTTCACCATGTTTAGAGATAAATTCTCTTTTTGCTTTGGATTCTTCTTTTATGATGTGGGCAAGTCTGTTATATTCTTCGAGAGCTGCAAAAATCAATACGTCCTTAGCATATTCTTCATTACGCTTCTTTTGGACATATTCTTGAGCTTTTTGATTGGCAACTTCAGCACCATCTTTTTGAATACCTTCGATGGTCTTAGTTATTTCTTTGGTAGATTCACGGATAGAATTGATACTGCCGGTGGCAGATTTGATACCTTGTGAGATTCCATATGGATCGGACATGATTTTACCCTTAAGTATACCGTTTTATTATTGATTTATACGACAAAATATAGTATACTGTTTAATCACATCACTATTATATTTATAAGGAATACAAATGGATATCAAAATTTTGAAGTTAAATACAGGAGAAGAAGTGCTTGGAGAGATTGAATCTGAGTCGGAAACAGAGTTTGTCATCTGTAATCCTGTTGGAGTAGCTATTGTTCGTGGTAAAGATGGTCAACCAAACGTTGGTTTTGCACCATTTCCTCTACACGCAGAACAAAAGAAGGATCAAACCATTGCTTTTTCTAAGAAGAATGTAGTATACTCCTATGTCCCAGCAAAAGAATTTTTAGATAATTATAATCAATTATTTGGTTCTGGCATCGTGCTTCCTAATAAACAATTAATCGTAGGCTAATTTGTATACAAACGTCCAAAGTTTTAGTAATTATATTCTCTATCGTGGTGTAAAGAATGGCAAGAGAATGAAGGAAAGAATTGAATATTCACCTTCACTTTTTACGCTTTCTAAACGAGTAACAAACTATACCAATCTTGAGGGTGAATATCTAGACCAAAAAATCTGTAAAGATATTAAAACTGCCAGAGAATATATTAAACAATTTGACGGTGTAACCAATGCACCAAAGATTTATGGTCAAACAAGATTTGAATATGCTTTTATTGCTGACGAACACAAAGGCATGGTTGACTATGATTTTGAAAAAGTATTGATTGGAGTTGTTGATATTGAGGTCGGTTCAGAGAATGGTTTTCCTGACCCATATCAAGCAAACGAACCAATTACCGCTATCGCTATTTCTTATTTGAACGATAAGACTTATGTGTTTGGCTGCGGCATTTATGAAACACAAGGCGATGAAATCTATGTGAAGTGTAGAGATGAATATACTTTGTGTAGAAAATTCATGGAACTCTGGACTAAAAAATGTCCAGATATTATTACTGGATGGAATACAAAGTTCTTTGATATACCATATTTGATTAATCGTTTTCGTAAAATTCTTGGTGAAGATGATGCTAAGAAATTATCTCCATGGAATTTTATTGGTGAACGTAAAACAGTTATTAACGGCCGACCTTTAATTGCATATGAGTTACTAGGTGTTGCCTCACTTGACTATATAGAGTTGTATCGATGGTATGCTCCTGGCGGTAAATCACAAGAGTCTTATAAACTCGGTGATATCTGTCAAGTTGAGTTGGGTGAAGGCAAATTATCGTATGATGAGTATGATGACTTGAACGCCTTGTATCGATTGAACTTCCAAAAGTTCATTGAGTATAACATCAAAGACGTAAAACTTATTTTGAAATTAGAAGATAAGTTAAAGTTGTTAGAGTTGGCTGTAACTTTGGCATACGACACAAAATCAAACTTTGAAGATGTATTTGCACAGACCCGTATGTGGGACGCAATGACCTATTCCTATTTGCTAGAGAAGAATATCATTGTACCGCCAAGAGTTGTCAAAGAAAAATCAGAAGCGTTTGAAGGTGCATATGTTAAAGAAGTTCAAGTCGGCTTACATGATTGGGTTGCTTCATTTGACTTGAACAGTCTGTATCCGCACTTGATGATGCAATACAATATCAGTCCTGAAACACTTATCGAACCAGAAGATTATTCCGATGAAATGCGTAAGATTTTATCTGAAGGCGTATCTGTTGATAGACTACTGAAGAAAGAAGTTGTTACAGATGGATTAGTAACTGCAACATTGACACCAAACGGCCAGTTCTTCCGTACAGATACAAAAGGTTTCTTACCAACAATGATGGAAGAAATGTATACTGACAGAAGTAAGTTCAAGAAGATGATGTTGAAGGCCAAACAAGAATATGAAAATGAAACTGATGAAAGTAAGAAATATGAAATTGAAAAACGGATTGCTAAGTACAATAATATCCAATTGGCGAAAAAAGTATCTCTTAATTCTGCTTACGGTGCTTTGGGCAGTCAATACTTTCGGTTTTATGATTTACGGATGGCTCTTGGTGTTACAACAGCGGGGCAATTAAGTATTCGTTGGATAGAAGCAAAATTAAACCAATACATGAACAAGGTATTAGATACAAAAGATGTTGATTACGTTATTGCGAGCGATACTGATTCGATTTATCTTCGTCTTGGAGGATTGGTTAATCGTGTCTACAACAATCGAGTGGATGATACAGAATCTATTATCAGATTCATGGATAAAGTTTGTGATGAAAAACTCCAACCGTATATTGATAA